GATTGAGAATGCCATTTCGTTGAAAGCTGGTGATCCACTTGTTCCAAGTGCTTCAGCCTTCTCAGTATCCATACCAATACCAGTATTGTATGCATCTTGAGTTGCGTTTGTACTTGGGTTAAGTAATCCAGGATTTCCACTTGTTCCTGCTGCTGGTTTTTGTGTAGTTGTACCAAAACCAACTGCCTGTCCGTCTCCACCTGCGACGTATCCACTACCAACATCTCCAGCAGCTCTGTTAGCGCTGACTGCAGAGAATGTAGTATCTGCTTCGTCGAATAGTGCTTCTGTTCCGCCCTGTGTGCTGAACTTGGATCTCATTGCGAAGATTAATCCAGTAGGACCAGTCATTGGTTGAACACCTGCTAGGTCATATGCGACCAAGTTAGGCATTGAACGACGGATCAAACTGATTAGAACAGGGTCAAAACCCTTTAGTTCACCTGTTGCACTACCACTCATACCTGCGTTGGCTCCACTGGAACCAGTAAAGTTTGTTGGTACTGCTTCTGAAAGAAACTCTTTTTCTTCTCTAATTGCTTGTTCTTGGTTCTCCAAAAGTTGTGCGGTAACCATTCTCTTATGATTATCCTTGATTGGATCTAGTCCATCGTAATCAAGTAATGGTGCCCACTTCTTTTGCAGATGCTCGTGATTAATAGGAGCTTGCATTTGAAATTTACCTCGTTAAAAGTTTAGTTTGAATTTATGATATAAAAATCATTTTTTAGGAACTGATCTACTTAGAGTCTTAAGGTAAGATTCCATCATACCAGTGACCGCTGGTTCTTGATGACCTGTTTCTGTACCTTCAGTTAATGTCTCAGTTTCGTTCCTTTGAACATTAGATCCATTAGTTGGGAAATAAGACTCCCTTAATGTCACTAATTTCTCACGGTATGCGTCTTCACTATCAAACTCAACATTCTCTGCAAGTTTTGCCAACTTGTCTTTCTGTGTTACAGCAAGACCTTCTGTGACATCTGCAAAGATTACATCAGAAGTAGATTCTGACAATCTCTTAGTAAGAGCGATGTTTTTATTGATTTGCTCGTTGAGTTTTCCTTCCATTTCATCAAGTTTATCTACCATATTATTGAGTACATCGTATTTTTCTTCAGGGATTGTTACATAATGTTCTTCAAATAGACTCTTCATTCCTGTAAGGAATGATTCTGTCATTTCTGTTTTAAGTCCTGCTTCAACTGCGAGTTGATTTTCGGACATCCATTCATCGGCAACATACTCAAGGTATGCGTCGATTCTTTCTGTTAATTCTGATTTAACAGTAGCAACTTCTTCTACAATAGTTGCTTCGTATTGCTCTTGAAGTTCTGATTTAACTTCTGCAATTTTTGATTTAATAGCAGCTTCAAAGATTGTTTTTGCCTTCTCTTGGAACTCTTCAGATAATTCCTCACCTTCTAAGAGTGCCTCGATATCTTCGTCAACATTGACGATAGTTTCGGTAACAACCTCTTCTTCTGTCTCTTCCTCTTCAGCAACAACTTCCTCTTCTGTAGTTTCTTCTTCAGATACCACTTCATCGGTTGTAGTTTCTTCTTCGGAAACAACATCTTCAGTAGTTTGCTCATCTTCAGCAACTACTTCACCTTCGATCTCTTCTTCCTCTTTCATGCCTGATGATTTCATAGGCTCTGCTGGTTTTGCTCCCTTATTTACAATGTCTTTAACTTGCTTAAGGATTGCACCAGCATCTTTGAGTTTTGCTGAGTCGTCGTCTGGTTTATAGTTTTCTGGTGTAGGACCGCCTAGATCCTCTACTGATGGTGATATACCACCTGTGGTAAGCTTCTGCATTGGTTCTGCAGGTTTAGCTCCTTTGGTTACTACGTTTTCCATGTTGTGTAAATTGTTGCCTTTTCGGAGATTTTTCTATATTTATTTATAGAACTTATAGATTTGATAAGAAATCACTGAATAAATTCAGTTTATGTTCTTCCAATCTACCTTGATCTACAAGAGTATTAATTCTCTTTTTTGTAATTGTTGCTTGTTGTTCACGAAGAATTCCTCCTTCCCAAACCCACTCTTTTCCTTCCATAATTCCTGATACAAATGCGTCAGGTGCAGAAGGATCAGCAACGATATCTGCAGCAGTTGCTAACATAAAATCTTCACCAACTACTTTGCATCCATCACGATCTTCTTTTAAAGATCCAACACCACGAGACGAGACTCCGAGTGTTACACCTTCACCGATGAGAGACTTTGCAATCTTACCCATTGGTGTATCAAGAAGTTGTGCCTTTCCAACAAAATTATTTCCCTCTTGTTTAAGAGAAGTAATTTTATGAGAGACACGATCTAAGTTTACTGTCGGACCATCTGGATGTCCAAGTTCACCAAGTGCACGACCTTTCTGTACAAAAGATTCATTATATCTACCAACCTCTTTTGCAAGAGTGTTTACTGGATACATTCTACCATTACGATTTTTGATGTCACCTTGTAGGAAAACACCTTCAATATACATTTTCTTTTTAGCACCCTTTCCTTCGGTGATAAATTTAACGCTTGAAATTTCTTCTGTAATTAATTTCATTTTTCTAATTGGTAAATCCTACTTTTGCACCTTTTACATTAGTTCCAGAATCAACGAAAACAACATTTGTTGGATTTTTTTCTACTAATTCTGATGCACTTCCTAATATTGTAAAAGTTCCTATAGTAGTGGTGCCACTGTTATCTTCGGCCACAGTAACAAGTCTAGCATCTGTAGTTGTGTTTACTAGACGAACAACTGTTGCCTCACTAAAACTAGATGCAGCACCGACAGTATTTGGTACATTTATTTGTGTTCCTTTTACAAGAATCCTACTCATTTTCTTCTGTTTCCTCTGGTTCTACATTAGTTTCAGTTTCCACTTCAGGTTCATCAAACATAGACGCAGAAATATTCGGTCTCTGAGCCTCAATTCTTTCTGCAGATTTTGTAAAAAGAATGTCTTTGAGTTTATCAGTTACCTCAGAAGCAGCAGAGTCTGTTGCTATCAAATCGATGATGTCTTCCATATTTTAAATTATAACGTTATATTTTATTTATATCTCCGCCGATTTAGTATCTTTACTTAGCTGTGCATCAGTAACTGCTGCAGATTTTTCCAAATCAGGTTCAGTTGGAATATCTCCTAAATCTCCACCACCCTCAAGTGGTTCACCTGTAATTGGATCAACTGCATTTGGATCAGGAATAATACCATCTTTAATTTCCTGTTCAATCTGCTCATCAATTTCAATCATTTCCGAATCAGTCTGACGTAATACTTTTCTTCTTACATAATCATTTGAGTAATACTTACCAATATAAGGTTCGATTGTTGCAAGAGTTCCGAGTCTTTCATTCATCAATTCAGATTCTTTGAGTTCTGCAAACTGATTATCATATAGAAAATCATATTGAATGTGTTCACGAATTGACTCCCAATCTTCTGGTGTGATTACATTCTTAAGAATTAATTGAGTCTTTAACATATCATTAAACATCTGTGCAAAACGTTTTCTCAAACGTCCTACAAATTTAGAGAACTTAAGTTCATCTCTCAATATTTCAGATGAACGACCTAAATTAAATCCACCATCAGATGCAATACGTGATTCTGGAACGGCAAGTGCACGATATAATTTTTTCTGGAAGTATTCAATATCTGAGAGTTCACCAAGATTTTGCCCACCAGGTAATGTTGTAATTTCAGTTCCTCTTCCACCTTCTCTTCTTGGTAACCAGAAGTCTTCCATCATACTCATGAATTTTTTATCATCACGAACCTCTCCAGTCTGAGCATTATAAACCAACTTATTACGATAACGATACATTACCTCTTTTAAGTATTGTTCTGCTTTTATCTTTGGAAGATTACCAACATCAATATAAAATATTCTTCTTTCTGGTGCTCTTGATAAACGATAAATTACAAGACTATCTTCAATCATTCTCAATTGATTAAGTCCTTTGATTGCCTTATGTAAATATGATAAAACACTTCCACGATTACGATCTACTAGACCTGATGTGCAATATGTAATTGCATCTTTTGCAATCTTAATTCCCTTAGTTCCACCACCACCTGTTGCAAGATTAGTTGGATATGATGGTTTTGGAGTATACATGTAATACTCATCAATCTGTGGATTAAGAGTTGATTCATCATTTCCACGATTACCATTTACATTGATATAAGCATCTCTATTTTGTTTCTTTTCTTTGCGAATATATTTAATCTTAAGTGAATCAATATATCTTAAATCTTGAATACCGTCTTGCGGTCTCTTTTGATCAATAACCTTGAGATAGCATAATTTGCCATCAATATACCAATTACGAAATATCTCATGCGCCTTTCGATCAAAATCTAATATTTCTTTGATATTTTTAAACTCTTCACGAATTATTTTTTTTAATTTATCACTTGCATTTAAATTTGATAATTCAATTTCAACAGGTGAATCGTAAAGATCACTTACGATTGCTTCATTTACAATATCTTCAATTGCACCATCAACCTCTGGATGAAGTGCCATTTCTCTATATCTTTTAATTAAATCAAACTCGTTACGATATACTCCTTCGATGTCTACGTAAGAACCATAAAACCCACTCTGTATATAATAGTCAGACCCGTCCTGATTATTCTCAGGAACGGGTGAAACTATTGACGGTGATTTTTTTTCGTTATCTTCAACAGAAAACCCAAATAGCCGTGCCATATTATAATTGTACTAGTATTTTATTATTTATCTGATATTTTCACCACCAGCTGAACTGCTAGTTCCCTTGAATGCTTCCCACCAGTGAACCTGCATTTCAACATCGAACTGTTCGATAGTATCTGTTGTCTCATAGTTTAGATCAATCGTGGAAATATTAGTTGGAAAAATATCCCAGAATTTGTATGAACGTAGAATTGAACCATCACGATCTAACTGATGAACAAAAGCATCTTTATGATATTCATCTGGATCAGTTAATCCTGTGGCATCTTCTAGTTTGTTAATTACATTCATCCATTTTTCCATCGCAGATCTGATAACAAAATCTGTATCGTTGATAACTGTGATAGTCCAAGTTTCAAATGTTCTGTCTCCAGCAACTTTTAAAATACGACCTCTGAATGGTATTTCGACTGGAGCAATTGTTGAAGCAGGAAGTGCTGCTGCTTTGACTAAAAATCTAGATTTCTGTAAGACATCGTTTGCAATTGCAACGGCATCTGGGAATGCTAACTCTACCTCAAAGAGGTTTGGTCTAGCACCACCACCAGACAATCTGCTTTTAAAATCACTAATTTTCCTTAAAGGAATAGTGTTTATTTGTTGACGTGAAGGCATTTCTTAAACCTCTAAATTAATTAAACGGAACCGATAACTTCTTCGAATGATACACCAGTTCGAGTGGCGACAAAGGTAAGACCAATGAAGTTAATTGATCTTGCTGGTTTGATAAAGATATCTGCTATAAACTCATTGTTATCTATAACAGCAGCAGTGTTATTTGTCTCATCACAAATAACAATATAATCTTGAATACCTCTCTTAGATTGAACATCTCTTAAGAAAGGTTCGACAATGTTCACAAAGTTTGCCCTTGTGATTTCATCGTTGAATTCGAATAACTGATCTTTAGCAGCAGCTGCAATACCTTGCTCAAGGTAGATGAATAATCTGCGAACATTGATTCTATCAAATGCTGATGCTTTTGCGAAAGCAGTTTTATCACCGAATAAGATAATTCCAGCACCAGGTGAATTGATTACTGGGTTTATTCGATTTGAATAAAGTTTATCTCTCTGTAATTTAGTTGGATTGTATGGAAGTTTAACTGCATTTAAGATTGCTCCTCTGTCTGTACCTGCTGGTGAGAACCAAGGGAAATCGTTAATGTCGTTTCTTGCACATGTTCCCGCAATGTCTCCATTTAATGGAACATAACGGAACACTTCATTAAACCTATCATACATGTATTTGTACCCACTGTCAAATACTGCGAAGGTTGTTGATGTAATTGGGTCATAAAAATCAATTACATTTGTGGTGATTTCCTCATCACTCTTAACAGCAGAATCTGCTTGAGTTGGATTATCTGTTATGATACTATCTCTTGATGGTGAGATGAATGCAACAGCATCCTGTCTAACCTCTGCAACAGAAATCATTGTTGTTGCTAATTGTCTCGTGCTATCTTTACCAAGATGTCCACCACCCATGAGTAAGAAATCAACATTATTGATTGTATCATTCTCAAATGTTTGATATCCTGTAATCAAATCACCTAAACCAGAGTTAAGTGCACCGTCACTTGTTAAATCTGTTTTTCCACCATAGTTTTTACCACCTGCTAATGTTAAATCAGTTGCTCCACAACTATTGAAAATAATTCCTTCTGCATCCTTATCCCAATCACCATCAGTTGCAGGGGTGAATCCACTGCTGTATCCAGTTGTAGTAACACCAATTATTGCACCACTTAAACCAAATATATTATCAGAGTTTGTATAAAGATACTTTCTCCAGTAAGATGGTGATCCAACTGAGAACTCTGCATCTTTTGCTTTTGATAAGTTAAGATGTTTTTCTAATACTGTTCCTGCATTTCCTGAAATAGTTCCTTTTGCATCAATAACCAAAACATGAACTTCATCAAATCTACCACCTCTAGCAGAAGCATAATTAGATGTGCCAGGTTTATCGGCAATTGCATTCCACTTAGCAGTTACTGTAGTTGTAGTTCCACCTTTTGTTGAAGTGGTTACATCATAAGTCTGCTCATCAAACCAATCTTTTGCTGATGTGACAGCAGTTGATCCATAAGATGTTGTCTCTCCAGCTGTGGTAATCGCAACTGTTCCTGATCCAGAGAATTTGTATATACTATTAAAGTCTTGTGCTGTCTCAGTACCTGCAGTAGACACATGTGATAAGAATTTAACAGATGCTTGAGTGTCGCTGATAATTTCTGTAACTATACCTTTGAATTTTCCCTTAAGCAGACTTGTTCCACCAACTCCTGATACGACAGTGTTATTTGGAACATCTTGTTCTATACCAGAACCGACTTGGAGTGCAGCTGCTGAGAAAACTAAAGATCCAAAATCTAAATTAGTAGATCCAGATTCAAAGTTAGTTAAAGTATTTGATAATGTAATTGCTCCAGTGGTTATTCCAGAAACTGTTGTGCCTGATGGTATGAAATTTCCTTGAACAACTTGACCAACCTCAATTGAAGTTGTTGTAATACCAACTGTTGTTGCTGCACCAGTGGCTACTGTGGCTGCTCTGTTATTAATTGCAGCACTAAATGATGAAATACCAGTTGTACTCATGTCTAGTATTTGATCTGCTTTACCATCTATGATTGCAACTCTAATATCATTTGACCATGAGCCAGGATTTTTTGCAGCAACAGTTACAGTTGTTAAAGCACTTTCCTGATACCCTAATTCCTGATAGTGTTCTGTGCTTTTAATTTTTACAGAGGTTGCAGTTCCTGCAAAACCATTTGTCAATGCACTATCATCTGCTCGGATTACACTTAAACTTCCTCCATATGCTAAGTATGAAGATGCTACCATCCATGTTTCGTATTGTTTATCTGTATCGTATGGTTTACCAAACTGGTCAAACAAGTCATTTTCTCCTGTAATAGGAGTTGGTTCACCGACAGGTCCTTTTTCAAAAGATCCAACGATTCCACCAACTTTACCTGTTGTCCCATCGATTCTTCCAATCGTAAGATCGACTTCCCTTATTAGTATACCTGGAGATGCTAAATTTAAGGCCATCCCTTACTCCTCGTAATTCAAATTTATCTAAAAATATTTAGGAAAAAGGGTATTTACATTGGGGAAACAATGCGTGAACACTACCAGTCAGGATAAAAATCTTGTGTTATAGAACTTGTTTTTCTTCTTTTTGTAATTCTTTGTACCGTGCAGATTTTACATTCATATGAATATGCTGACGGAGTAGTTCCCTTGTGTTTCCGTGTAAGATAGAAATCTTCAATTAAATTTTTGACTTTACCACATACTCTGCATTTTCTTTCTGAAAATAATAAATGTTCTAATTCTATTTGTGTATCAAATTCCACTACTGATAATCCCACATATATGATCGATCACCATATTCATCAGCATACCACCTATCACCATTTGAATCAACTGTTACTGTTTCATCTAAACCATCGTTAATAAAACCAAAAGGTGCCATGTCTTGTTCAATTTGATTTCTTTGTTCTTCATATAATCTTTTTCTGATGTCATTATCCGTCATTTCCTTAAAGTAATCTTGTGCAACTAACCATGCAAATATAACTAAACACATTGCTAAATCATCATTACATCCCTCTTCTGCTTCAAATGAATTGTGTTTTTGGGCAAATGTGGTTAACTCGGATATAATTTCATAGTCACAAGTTAATAATTTATTATCCTCAATCATAGTTTTAAGATTACTACAACCTAATTTTTTAACTGCTGCAGTTGTTCTAACACCCAACTGTGTTTTCTTTCCTGAAAATCCTTGTCCCACAATCTGACCTGCTCTACCTCTCATTGAAGCCATAAGTAGATTTTCATATTCAAGATCAAATTGAAGAATACTTGCGACCTGATCACCAATATCATTAACTTCAACTAATAAGTATGCGTTATTATAAGCCTTTGCAACATCAAATATTACATTTGGAAACAACATTGGTTTGACTTCATTATTTCGATATTTTCCTACAACTTTATAAGGAAACTGTGTAACATCAAAAACTATAAATGCAGAGTAATCATTTCCTAATCCACGAGCCACATCAACTGTAATAATATAATTATGTTCTTTTATTGGTTCTTCGTAAATATCCAATCCTGCATTTTTTGTAATAGGTGAATCATATACCATATTTTTTAATACGGCAGGATTTATTAAAGTATTGACTGATCCAAGAAACTCACACTCAAACTCAACTTTAAATTGTTGTTCCGATGTGTTTGCAATTGTTTGTTGTTTCCAAACATCATCTCTACCAGGAACCTCCGACCAGTGAACATCTGTTGTAACATATTCATTCCTACCTCTCTCAGCATCATGCCAGTACCTATAAAAATGGTTCATCCCGTGAGGGGTTGAGACCATTATGACTTTGGTGTTTTTACCAGAAGTGATAGTAGGATATACAGAGGCAAAGAACGAGTCAGCAATATGATTAGGAACAAAGGCAAATTCATCCAGAAAAAGAACGTTGAAAGACATACCTCGAACTGCAGATGCAGAGGTAGATGCTGCCAGTATTTTTGATCCATTTTCTAACTCCAGTGATCCTTTATTCCAAGATATAATACCCTGTTGCATCCATTTAGGTAAGTTTTCATATGCAGTTTGCAATCTACCTAATAAATCTCTTGCAGTTGCCGCTTTGTTTGCAAGAATACCAATGTTTGTACTATCATTAAAAACAGCATAATGTAAAAGATATGATACAGATGTGGTAGATTTACCAGTCTGTCGAGGCATCTTACATATATTAAAACGATTCTCATGAAACCTTTTAATTAAAGTTTCCTGAAAATCATATGGATGAAATTGGGTAAGTCCCTCATCAAGAGAAACAATTTTAATATAATTTCTTGCAAAATAAACTGGGTCATTTTTACATTTAATAAATTCAATGACCTGCTCCTCCGTAAATTCATGAGGAGTATTTGCTTTTTTTAAATTTGGATTACCAAGATATACATTATCAACCATAACTTATCAGCAGTTCCAACGACGACGTGCTTGTCTTAATCTACTATTTGGATCTTTTGCTGCCTTTGGAAACTTCTTCATTTGACCTGCACTTCTTGCACAGTAACTTTTTCTACGATTTGCATCCTTTGAACCCTTTTTTAATTTAGATGGTTCTGTAGTGACTGCAGTCTTTAATTTAGAACCAGGATTTCGACGACGATATGCTTCAACACCCTTTTGTGTCATACCAGCACCACTCTTTGTAGGTCTTTTATGCCCTGATTTAACACTCATACCTTTCATATCATCTTCACTGAGTTCACTTCTCCAATCAGATTGAACTTTTTTTGCTGAGATAATATCAATAACTTCTATAAAATCATTACCGTTCGCATCTTGTAAAGTGACTGTTTCCTCTTTCTTCATCTTCTTTGCGACAGCATCCTGCTCTTTCTTACGAAGTTCTGCTTCTCTCTTTGCCTTATCTTTCATCATCATAGAATGAGTGGTAATACCAACTTCCTCTTTCACACCACGTTTTGCTTTGTGTTCCTCTCTTCTTTTAGCAATTAATTCACCTCTTGTTGCATCTTTTGTAATCTTCTTTCCAGTCATAATATCTGGCATTTCACCAGGTGTTCCAAACTTTCTTTTATTTCTGATTGTTGCTTTACCATAAGTTGATGCACCAGATTCATACTTTGCCTCTGGTATAACATCTTCTTTTGTCACACCTGCTTTTGCTCTTTCCTTTTCAGCGACAGATTTAATTACCATCTTTACCTTATTCTTAAGTGAATAAGGATTTTCTTTCTTCTGTTTACCAAATGCTGCCATTTGACCTGATGGTTTACCTGATCCTCTAGTGATTCCGTATGCCATTCCTTCAGAGGTATCTGTAGTATGTTGCTTATCTGGTTCGTTCTTTGCTAAATTTTTCTTTTTCTGTTTATCTGATATCTTTGGTCCACCCATTGGATCACCATACTCATCCCTTTCAACTTGCTCCTTTTTTACGCAGTTTGGATACCTCTTACCAAACATCGTCTTCATGCCTTTCTTTTCATATCCCTTCCAGCATTTTTCAGTAAATTGTTGGAATGAAATACCAGTTGGTTCAAACTCTTCTTTTTTACTACTATTACCCCAGTTTGCAGCACCTACTTTACGACACTTAACTAAAGCACCTGATGCATAAGCACTTGGCCACACAGAATATCTTGATTTTACTTTGTGATAACAAGCATCTTTTGTACCACTACCTTTACCTTTTTTGTCTGCCTCAGTAATTTGAATTTCTTCCTTCATTTTTTTCTTCCTTGGACTATCAGTTGATACATATGTTGGTTTTGCAGCACCAGTTTTTGATTGTTGACCAGGATCTGCTTTTTTCTTACGACGTGCAGCAGATAATCTTTCTGCCTTCGTCATACTTGCTCTCTTTGCAGAAGAGACGCATTTGGGTGTTCCTTCACCAGGTTCGTCACTTGCACAGGTTCCACCTGTGACTACGTTAACCCAACCACCTTTACCATCTTTGGATTTGGAACCTTTAAACCATTTATGTAATGATCCTTCACTCATTCCTCCTCCATTTCCACCCCCATTAGATCCACCGTTCCCATTACCACCATTGCCATTGCCATTGCCACCATTGCCATTACCTCCATTACCATTCTTTTTACCATTTGTATCATCATCTTTTTCTTGACGTAGATAACCACCAAAACCAATGCGATAACCTTTTGGAATTGGTTTACACTTTTTATCAGTATAGCAATAATAGTATCCAGATTTACACTTTTTCATTCTTAGGATTCGATGCCTCTTTATTATTTAGAATTCCTTGTTTCAGCATTTTTGATAACTCCGATGTTGAACCAACAAACAAGGCATTATTTGTGACATTATTTGTAGTTTTATTACTATCTTCTTCAACTTCTTTGACTTTTTTCTGTAAATCCATCAACTTATCAGTTGTGTCCGCCACTGATTTTATTAATTGACCTGCAACTTCATATGCCCTTGGACTTGCAGTTTCACCTGCAACTTCCATAATACCATTGATTGCTTCTTGTCCTTTCTCGATTAATGAATATAAATTACCTCTTGTATAATCATAATCTTTTCCTATATCCTGTCCCTCAACTTTTTTAAGTTGACCCTTTTTAGAAACAAGATCTTCAGGTGTAGGTACAACCTCAGAGTTGATATTTAGAGCTTTATCAATAGATTTATAATTATCCATTAGATATCAGTTTGTCTTGTAGGACTATAAGATTTAGAATCTGAGAAAAAAGAAGTAGTTTCACTAAATCCGAAATCATCATCAGGACCTGCATCAACAGGATTTGGAGTAACTGTATATCTCATTTCACGTTTTGCATTTTTAGTGTCAGTATTTGCACTATAATCAACTTGAACTTTCTTAATGAGACCCTCAGAAGATTCTGCGACAGGACCAAAGAGATATGTCTTTGCTGTAAATCCTAGTGTATATATTAACGCTCTTCTTGTAGAAAAGTCACCCTCATAATCATCTTGAAAATTAATACTGTCCAAAACGATTGGTATATCTCTTTTTTCTCCAATTGATTTGACTAAATCAACTGTAAGATTAAATGATGGTTGAAAATATGGTAATATCTGTTCAATAATTTGTAGAGCATCATCATTTAATTTAGTAAGTATATTTAATTCAAATCCAATATTATATGGAACTGGCATGAAAACTTTTTTTATATTATTCCCATCAGACGCTTTAAATGTTTGAGTAACTCCAGTTTTACGAGATGAATCATAACTTACACTATTCATCTCAAATGACATTCTGGGAAGAGTGATACCCACTGGTTTATTTAAATCTGCCTGTTGTTCGAGTCTTGCAAGAAATTTTTGTGAAGGTCCATATGCTAATGGAACTTTTAATTCACTGTAAGTATTTCCTGTAGAATCATCATGACGTATATTAATCGCATTAAATAATGTTCCAAAAGAAACAATTGTCTTTCTAATTATTTCGTGATAGTAATAAGTTCCTAACATTAAAATGTACCAAATGGATTGTTCTCTGAGAAATCAATAATTGCATCTGCTTCTGTTTCGATTTCCTCACCTTTATCATATTTATCAGCAAATTCTGCCGACTCAATAAAATCAACAGTATAACTTGCGGAGGATTCTGCTCCTACAATTACATCACCTGCTACAAAAGTTCCGTTAGTAGTGCCTAATTTTAATTCATTTGTAGTAGTATTCCATGATTTAACTCTACCTTGTGCACCTGAACGTGATCCAGTAACAAGTTCATTAAATTGGAAAGTTCCAATACCAGTTATTACTGGAGGTGGAGAAACTGTTGCGATTCCTGTTCCAGAAGTGTAACCAATACCTGCATCAGATATTAGAACTTGAGTAACTGTATTTGCAGCACTTACTAAAACTCTACCTGTGGCAGTTCCAACTCCAGAAGTAGGGGTAGTAAAGAATAATGTTGGTGCAGTAGGATATCCACTACCAGGTGAAGTTAGTGTTACAGTACCAATACCAGCATTATCTGTAACTAATAATGCTGTCGCAGCAGCTCCGACACCATAAGATGTGGAACCAATACCAAGAATCGTTGATGTAGCACTCACAATTGTAACTTTCGGAGTTACAGTATATCCAGCACCAGGATTTGTCAATAATATTTCCCTTACTGAATCTGATCCACTGATAGATGATGTTATTGCAACGGCAGTGGCGTTTGTCCCACCTGCAGGTGCAGGTTCAATCGAAACTGTGGGAATTTTAGTATAATCATATCCATCATCATTGAGGAATATTTTACGAATATATCCAGTCGCAGTCGCAACACCTAAAGTTGCTGTTGAACCAACCGATATCAGTTTAAGTGACGTAATATATCCTTGATCTACAAGAACATCATCAATTGCCTCTGTTGATGTGCTAAGTTGATCCCAACCACCCATTTCATCTTCAAGTTCGAAGAGTTCACATCTAAGTTCGTATACATAATTTTTACCTAACTGATAAAATGGTTTTTCGTGTTCAACAAATTTAATCTCAAAAATTCTTTTACCTAAAGGAAAATAAATTAAATCACCCTCACTAGGTCTACTTGCAACTTCTATTTCACTTTCAGGTAAACTTTGTAAAAATGGTGAAATAAAATCTTCAAATCTTTCTTTAGATATTGTAACAATTAATTCATCTTTTAAACTCATTCCAAATTTAGTCATTATATCACCAGCTCCACCATATCCGTCAAATGTATTGACGTAAGCTTCAATTGAAAAATTATCACTAAATTTTGATGATTGTATTTCTGTAAAAATACTATCTTTATTTACAATTCTACGAGGTAAATATATAACCTCTACACCATAAATTTTTAATTGTTCATTAATTAAATCTTGAACAAGTCTCTGCTCACTTTGCGATCCTTGTAGAAAAAAGGGATTTAGTGCCATTAGTCATCACCCAATGAAATCAAGAGGAGGCATCTCATACTCTCTTGCAATTCTTTCTCTTATCACTTCCATTTCTCTTTCAGCATCATCATATATTTGTCTTCCATTTAATTCCAATCCACCTGGTAATTTAACACCCTGAAACTTTATAAGATTTTGTCCCCACTGTCTTTTGATAAGTGTGGTGAGGTATAATTTTACAAATGGATCATTATATATCTGTGTGAATGAATCAGGATCTAAAGCACGATAACAATCAATAACAATAAACGTATCTACATCCTGTGCACCCCAGTCAATATCAAGATATAATCTATCTTGCCTCTTATTAAATCTTATTTGCTTATCAGTTGTGAGTAAAAAATCAATATCCTCAAGATATCTTTTAGTCATCGCATATTGAAGAAGATTTACTGAATTAAAATAATAAAGATCATTTAAAAATAACTGATATTTAATACTAAACATTCCACCTGAAATAGAACTCGTATCAAACTTAAATATACGATTTACTCCTACAACAGCATCTGGGACTGATAAGAAGTTTGAAGTTTCATAAAAATTACTTGTAACTGTTCCTGCTGTATTAGTTGATATACCAGTTGTGGTTACAATTCCAACTCCAGAAGTTCCCGATGCTTGCCCTCTATTGATATCATCCTGAGTTATTTTATATTTTAAATACATCCTTTCAATACCATCATAATGACGTTCTTGAAAATATTGAATAGTATCATCAACTAAATCATCTACTTGATCGTCATCTACATTTACTTCTAAAACTGGCGCACCTAATTTTCGAAAACAGTAGTCAATGAGTCCTTGTCTAGTGCTTGGTTTTGCCATCAGAATGAGCCTCCATCGATTAATCCAGCAGTAAGTGTTCCAGTCACATTCATAGTGTTTGCAGTTGCGGTGCCTGTGATATTTAGATTTCCTGAACTTAATAAATTACTTGTAGCATTGAATGACAAATCTGCATCAGTTGCAGCACTTACCATAATACCTGATGTCAAACTTGATAAAATTAATCTTTGAGAACCAGATGCTGCACTTAATACTGCACCAGTATTAGTTAATCCAGAACCATCACCAAAGAATGATGTTGCAGTTACGGAACTTATACCTGAAATATTTGTCGCACTATCACCTACAATATTTCCATTTGAATTAATATTACCAGCAAATGTTGAAATACCAGATACATTTAACGCAGTAACATCAGCAATTCCACCTACAACATTTTTAACTGTTGCAGATCCAATAGGTGCACTGGATAATATTTTTATTGCATCTGACTGTCCGACTCTAACTTTTAGTGGTGATTGTTGAACTCTTACTTTTACAGACATTATTTTGTTACTCCCTCCCTAACCAGAACCGAACCTTCAATTACTCTAGTTTTTACTGAAGATCCATTATCGATTACAACATCATAAACATAACGTCCTGGTTTTGATATGGCAGCAGTTTGTGTGGATGTTAAACTAATGGATATCTGACCATTTGTAGCATCTGTTATTGCAGTTGTAAAATCAGTTTTTGTACTACTACCTGCATGTTTTCTAAATTGTGATGCAACAGTAAACCCATTCAAATTCAAAGGACCAGAACTTTCAGAATCTAATAAGTCGAAAGATTGACTAAAAGTTGCTCCTGTGTTTATTATTAAATTTGAAACATATACAGATGACATCTATTTCAATAGTATTTTCTAATTATATTTATGAGTTATTTTTACCCTCCACTAAAATTTTGAGTAAAGACTTTATCTCATCAAGTTCTTTTTTCATATTGTTAAGTTCTTCCTTTTGATTTTTCCTATAAGTTAAAGATTTTACATACTGATCATAACCACTATCATCACAATTAATAATTGCTCCAGTTGTTTCATCTCTGTATAAGTGAGAGTGACCTTCTACTTTAATCATTATCTAACTGCAATTGCTCTCAAATCTTTAATTCTAGGTGGTTGAGCTTGATTTGTTCCTGACATTACAATTTTTATGGTAAATCCTGTAAATTCAGGTAAATTATCAACAGTGAATTGATATCCCTTAAATTGATTACTTTCACTTGGTGTGACTATCGTATCAGGTCTACCATCATTTTTTGATTCATCAGTTACTATAAAACCATCATTATCCGTTTTAGTTGTGTTTTTAAAACCAGGAAATAGTTCAAATGCTTGTTCTATTTCACTTGAATCTGATCTATCTAAACTATAAAGAACTCTAAAGTCTGAGGATTGAGATCTAAATGCACTCAACAATACTTTTAATGAAGTGGCTGGTTTACTTAATGAAACTGTGTTTGAAACGTAAATTGCATAGTGAGGATCGTCAGAAATTGAATTCACACGACCATTAGTATCATAATCTTCTAAATCAATCGGTCTATTTAATCTGTTACTTATAAACTCAGTTTCAGATCCACTGGTCAATCTAACTACAGGAGATATATTTTCATCATTTGTAGTTAGATTAAGAATAGTTGTGAATGATTTATTTGACGGTAGATTAGTTAAGTATTGGTTTTCATTTAATTTGGATGCCACCAATTTAACTTTATCAAATGAATTAATACTATTAATTTGAACATTTTCAAATCCTTCATCTAAGAATGATATTTCGTTCCCACTTACACTTGTACCAGAAACACTTCTAATTGATGCCTCTATGCCTGTTACAGCACCATTCACACCAGTTGGAGTTAACACATCATATCTTGGAACTAAAGCACTATACAATATATTCTGGGTCGCTTTTACATTTGATCCACCTAAAAATGCATCACTATTAAATGATAATTGAGGGGAATTATCAGTAGTATCAAATATATCTCTTTTCTTTCCATTAGTTGATCTATCAAAGGTTACGTGATAATCATCGAGATCTATAGGAGTAGTTACTGAAAGACCTGTTGTATCAGTCGTCTCTAATCTTCTTATTGATACTCCAGCAATTTCGTGTTTCTTGGCAACTGAATTTAATGAATGATCAATTATTATTGTGCCATCAACACCTCTTTGACCACTACCGATTAATAATTCACCTACTCCAACACCCTCATATCCTATAATTTCACTACCTATTTTAACATATCCAGTGTTTGCAGCACCCACTGCTATTCCCTCAAAATTAGCAAATTGAGATGTTGATGCAACACTGATGATAGATGTTTCTGTTTTGCTTAAGTCTGCGGTTATTACAGTTGGTTCAACATCAGACTCAATATCACTTAATTTTACTTTATTTGATGAAGAGTACATTCCATGATTAAATTGATCGACAAACATTACATTACCAGCATGTAATCCACCATCAAAATTAACTCCACCAGAAAGAATAGTACCTGTAGCACCTATTCCTTGTACACTTCCAGCATCAGTGAAATATTTGATTTGAGTTCCAACTTGGAATCCATTTGGACTTTCGTCTGCCTGTATATTTGTTAGGAATAATGTATCAATACCATTGGAACCCGAAATTGTTATCTCTGCGCCAGTTCCTTGTTTACCAGCAGTACTTGTGTCTATACCAACAACGTCTCCAACTTGATATCCACTTCCATGTGCAACTATCGGTTCGGAATTATCAAATCCAGTGATAACACCATCAGAACCAACAGTTAAATTTAATCTAAGTCCAGAACCCTTACCAGTGATGGCAAATGTGGCCACATTGTCAGTGTCAGAAGAAGGAGTTATCGAGTAATTAGTTCCTCCTTTTAGAAGTGTAACAGCACTTACCGTGCTTCCAGTTCCTGTAATTACAGCTGTTGAATTTGTTGAACCTCCACAAATTTTTCGACCTGGTGAGAGTAATGTTCCCATACCTAAGTTTGTAGTTATACCAATTGATCCTGTTTTTGAAAGTGTGAATAGAGGATTGTTGATTAACCCAGTTCCATAACCATTACTTTCATCCAAATCAGGATTATTAAAGAATACTGAACCTGATTTAGATGTAAACTTAGCTTTATATAACTTGAAGGTCATATCTTGATGTTGATCCTCTGTCCAGAGAGCACCATTTTGTGACTTAAATAAGGCACCTGCACCATACTGTGTTGAGTAAATTAATGAAGAACCAGGATCTGCTCCTTGAATTGTAGCTGGGTTTACGGCAACACTACCATGCCTTCCTGTCCAGACATTATAAGCAACACTTCTTGGTGCGAGTAATACAAAAGAATAAGATTTACCAGAATCCAAATAAATTGGTTCAGGGAAAGTAAATTTGGTTGGTTTACTTGCCTGATCTGGATCTGCTTCGATTAATGTAATTTCATTTCCATTTGCATCGGTGCCCTTTGGTCTAAGAGTCTTACTTCTTCCTATAACCTCGAATGATGGTCTTGCATCTGCAACAGTTGATCTTATTTCACATCTTATTGGAGCATTTGCCACAGTATCTACCGTTGCAAAATAAACTTCAACCGCAGTTATGAAAACACCATTTAAATCTTTATTTGAATCCCTTGCATCAGTTGCTTCTATAACATTACCACCTACAACAAATGTTTGTGCGAGAGGATCGTAGTGTTTTTTCCTTGGTCTTCTTAATTGAATTGTTACTTTATCTTCAACTTCAACTTGTGTTTGCTGCCATTCCTCAGTTGTACCAACAGCATTATATTCTGTCTCGGCAGTTACAAGTCCAAATTTTTGTGTTGGTTCTATATTTTCATTTGTTGGACTTGTAGTAAGTTTAAAGTTTGTAAGACCTGCTTGTATCTTAACTTTTGGTGCTGGTTGATTGAGAGGATCTCGAATGAAACATGATCCAATTATATCACCAAAAGCATCAGTAATCAATCTCAGGTCTTTTACATATGCAGTAGCGTTACTTTCCTGCCCAACTAATTGAGAATTTTTTTCAACATATCCAAAATATTTACCCTGTGCTTCCTCAGATAACGCTTTTGTATCAACATTTAAGACTGTTGATGATTGACTATAATCTGATGATATTTCCAAATTAGAATTATATGGGTTACTAAAATATGTCTCAGATGGACTATCATATTTTCCAAATTTATGATTTGGTTTACATAATCTAAATTTCATGATTACATTACCCTCTGCATTAAGAGCATGAACCTCCTCTCCAATTTTAAACGCACCATTTGATCCAGACACAGAACCATTTTTTGTTGGTGTTATTTCAAGTAATTTTGGAATTATATCTGATATCTTTTGACCATCAAAGAATAAGTATGTCTGTACAAAGTCTAAGAATCCCTCAGATATAAATTGAATATTTCGAGATCTAACAAAATCATCATTACTTGATGCAATTAAAAGATTTTGATTACTTAAAATTCGAGTGTTTGAAAAAACTTTTTGATCTTGTACGTACTTGTTTCTAGATATTCCGTCTGCATCGAGTTGTTGAACAAATTGTCCTGCCTTCATTATTTTTTCTCTTTGTCTTTGAGCATTAGTTGAGAATTGATTACGATATAACGTTCCATCAAATGTTTGTGCATTATTAGCTTGATCAAAACTGTTGATTTTCCTCAAGGCACTTTGATTTACTCGTTCATCAAAGAACGCTAGAGTTTTATCAACACCCGTTTGTCGAATAGTTTTATCTTCAAGTTGTACAGTTTTAGTCCATATGTCGCTTTGAGGATCTAATTCTACTTCACCAAAAAACACAGGTAATTCGTAAGGGTTAACATTTATAGTTTCTGTTGCATATGGTTGACTAATCCATTCAACTTCATCATAATTTAACGTAACTATGTTCCCTGTTTTTTTAACATTTGAATCAAATAATTCAAAATCTTCATTAAAATCCAACTCTGAACTAATGGTATTTTGTGCTGGTGTGATTTGAGATGCTAGAGTATCCCTTGTTCTAGGTGCTATTAGTTCTTGTGCATTGGGATTTATTTGTATTAATGATTGATCTCGATTTATGAATGAATAATTTCTAAATGAGTCTGCAAATAATCCACTTTTAAATCTATTTCTACCTTCTTCGTCTTGAATTTGTAAAGTTTGAGCACTCACCTCTAAAAGAGATAATGTGGTAGTTTCTTCTAAATTTGTAACTCTATCTTCAATATCACCAATATCTCTCATTGTAAATCTTCGATTATCAACAAGACTTAAAATTGCATCTTGAGTATCGTATAAGTAAGATGGTAATGTAATTGTTGCTAACTGCATTAATTCACCAGTTTTGGTTGGTGCTTTTGGATCTAAACTTGAAACTCCTTTTTCATAGATAAATTCACCAAATTTGTTAAGATAAACTTTATCTACTCTTGGTAGGTAATGTTTAAAGTCAACTATAGAACTCTCATTTGGAGTTAGATAACGTAAAACTGCAGTTCCACTAAAATCTCTTGCAGAAAATTCAAAAGGTGAACCTGTATTAGAAGAGGGATCATATACTGAAACTCTTGGTCTAAAATCAAGTGTATCGGTTGCTCTTATACCAAATGCACCAATATATGGTATATCATTTGAAAATCTTTCTTCATCGTAACTTAATACTGTAAATACATCACCATCATCAGAAGCAACAGAATAATAATCAAATACAACTAATAATTGAGCACTTGGTTCTGGAACATTTCGATTACGAACTAACCTTGAATAATCATAATACTGATCTTTTTGACCTTTATCTAAAGTAAATGAATTTGTTATATCTTTATAATTTCCTATTGTAATTGATTCGATAGTTGTTTTTATATTTGATTCATCAAATTCGACTGATTCACCTGCTTGGAATTTTCCTGATGTTAAGTATACAATTTCTAATATGTTATTAGAAGGTGAGGATACAACTCTTGCAATGACACTAGTGTCCTTACTTATTATATTTTCACCAATAATTGCATTAGTCTGTACAGCAACAGTGCTTGTAAAGGTTAATTTATCTAATACTGGTGTAGATGTGTTTGTAGACTCATAAACTGCCAGAAACTTAACTACATCTGGATAATTTAAAGATATTTCTTCATCCTGCACTCTTAAACCATATCTGGCATCAAATGTAAGTCCATCAGCAATTGATTTGCTATCTCCTCCCGCAACACTACCTGATTGTGCAAGTTTTGATCTAGTTACATTTAATTTTTGACTTCGATTATAATTTTTTATTTTTGATCTTATTTTTGTTTTTGTAAGAGTTAGACTTGTTCTAAAAAAATTATTTGGCAAATTAGAAATAACAATTTGTTTACTTCCATCTTTTAATTCGAATATATCATTTGTAATTGGTAAGGGTTTACCATCGTCTTGAAATAATGAATATCTCTCTTGATCAAAATTTTCAAATATTGCATCAGTGCTTAAACTTGTATTACCAATGTCAATTGTTAACTCTTGACCACCTGCTTGCTTTCTAAGATTTGTTTCTGTCACCTTTAATGTAGAATCTGATAAATCAATATCTGATACATTACCATTTGGTAATGGTGCATATAAAGCTCCAGATCCAGTAATAAATGGTGCGCCAATAAACATTGGAACTGATATTGAATCTCCAGCAACGAGTTCACCCTCATATACACCAGCAACTCCTGTGGATATTCTTTCAAGTGTTAAATTAGTTCCACCAACACCAACTTCTGCAACTTTATTATAAGTTTCTGTTGTAAATCCTGGTTTTGCATATCTAACAACAGATCCAGCCTTCATGCCTGTAAATACGTTACCTGGTGCGGTAACAGTGGCACCATTAATAACTACATTGACAATGTTATTTGGCAATCTGAATCTTTCCAATACGACATCTGCCTTTAATTTGTCACCGTCATCCACAGATTTGATATCTTGTGCTGTATATACAGTTGCTATTCCAATTGTTCTTGGGAAATCAACACCATTTATTTGTATCTGTTCACCAATATTAAATGATCCTGAAGTTTCATTTAATTTAACTAATGTTGAATTACCACCAGCACCAACGGCAAATCCACTTGCCCCACTATTTTTTCCTTTTATGAAAGAACCTGCTGGTAGTTCAGTGCTACTTACTGTTTGATTTAAAACTAAATCTGTATTTGTTTGAGCATCAAATAATCTTAGTTCCCATCTTGTAGCATTACCCTCATATGCAGCGTCCTCTAAATTAAACGAATAAACCCTTGCACTACCAATATTAGTTCCTGCACCATTAAAATTATCAAATAATTTTACGATACTTCCTTGATTTATAACACCTTTTGTGACATTATTTAATTTTAAAATATTTCCCATCTCAAAACCAACACCAATATCACTTCTGATACCAACATCTCTTGGTTTATCAACATCTATAATTGTTGTTCCTGTTTTATTAACATCATATCCTCTCACATATGCCTCACCTGCAGATATTTTTAAGCACATTAAATCATCTGATGGTTCATTTTCTTGATCTGTTCTCTCACCTTCAAAAAATAAACCACCATTTCCAAAATTATCATTTAGTGAATTAAATAAATTCATTCTAAACGGTTCGACACTATAATCACCAGACTCATCATAGGTTCTTTCCGCAATCCAATCACGAATTTTATTATACTCACTCTTTGATTGTATTATTTTTAATAACCCCTCATCAAGTCTTAGCAACTCAATAAAATCAGTATCATTTTTATCTGTTAATAACTTTTTAGTTAATATTAACTCAATGTTTAATCTATCTGCACCTGGTGCTGCAAAGTTAGTAAATCCTTTTGCATTATCATATAAACTTCCATCATCTTTGGCATTTACAATAATTTCTCTGACTTGCAACCCAATACGGTATGAAGGGGTGTTTGAATAATGATCTAATATTATTGTTTGATTGGAAACATTAACAAAGAATCCCCTGACATAATATACTCCCTGAGATATAAATGCAGCAGATCCGACTGCAGTTGCATCTTCAGAAATAAGTGAAGCGAATGGAGTATTAGCACTTATTGTGGTATTACCGTATATGACATTTTCAGTCGCACTTAATGTTTCTCCATCTGTAAATGAATTGAATTGTGAATTATTGTCGGCACTTAAATATGTTACATACAAGGTTATATTTTCTACATCACCACCATCTGGAAGAGCAATAAATTTTACAACAGCTTCAATCCCAGACTCACTTCCAACTATTCTTTTACCTAAAAAATTATTAATATAAATCGATATATCAATATTAAAATTAGTATTATTTAATTTTACGGCATTATATTGTGTGTCATATCCAATTCCTCCAGGTATTACGACTGAACCCTCTTTAAAAACATGATCACCAAACTTTTCGATTTGATCTTGTAATATTGATTGTTGTTGTGTTAATTCCCTTGCTTGTACTGGAAAACCAGGTTTATAAAGAACCCTATGAAAATTTTTCTGATTATCAAAATCATCATAATATGGACTTGCATTTAAATTAATTTTTTGTGACATTTTCTTAGAATTCTAGGATAATTTTAACGTCTTCTTTTTGTCTGATGTTTCTTTCAACTTTTTTTCGATTATCAATGTAGATAACATCACCAGTCTTTTTATTTATTTCAGGATTAGCTAGACCTCCTGTGAACTCAACTCCCAAATTAATTTGTTTGTTGCCGATAGTTGTAGTTATACCACTAAAACTCTTATCTATTGAGGCATCAAATGAAACACTACCACTTCCATTTATAGATGCATCACTTGATTCAAAAGATAATACTCCACCTCTTAAATCCACACCCTGATAATCAGTTGTATCATTGGTAGTTTGATTTAAATTTAAACTTCGATCTTGAATGTATTTTAAGACAAAAGTATCCTGATCATAAGACGCAACAATACCTCTTGCAGTACCACCAGTTACAGTTTGTGCTATACTAACTCCAATTAAATTATTATAATCAGAAGTGTCAATGGATGACTGTAATTTAATTGATGATAATGATGAAAATTGAGGTGTTGTTAAAATACCTGCTGCCGTGCTGAATTGTGATGGATTTTTAATTATTCCTACCTGACCAAAATGGGTATCTGTTGGAAAATCCTTTGTTGAATCATCAAAACGTGAATAAACTAAAACTTTATCCGCACCAAGTTCAGTATAGATATCAAACCCATGCCCCTTTGATGGTGGAATTATTGGTATCAGTTTTGCTTTATTTGATTCTTCTACACCAATATTATTAATAGGAGTTAAATCTACTATTCCAAAAGTATAACCAGATCCACCAGAGGTAACAACTACGTCAGTTATAACACCACTAGTAACTGTTACTAGTGCTTTTGCACCACTTCCATCACCAAGAATATTACAAATTTCAGATCTAGTTGCAGTACTACCACCATTATAACCAGATCCACCATCGGCAATGTAAACTTTTTTCAATTGATTTCTGTTAATATCCGAATCTCCAGATTCTCTTATTGATTGTATTTGAGCATCAGTCGTAGTTGACCAATCATTTGGGAGAACTATGTATTCAGTCGAATCAAATTTTATTACATCACTCGGAGAAACCGTAAACAAATATTTCCAAATATATCCGTCATTTTGTGTTCCAGCAGCTGCTGGTTCTAAATCTGTAAAGGTGGGTTCATCTAATGATTCATTTCCTTTTAGATTAGTTGCACTACTACCATTATCTAAACAAATATAAACCTTAAATTCAGATGTAATCACATAGTAATTTGTTTTATATAAACTTCCAGTTTGTGAATTAGGTGCAGGATTACTCAATGCTTCATAATCGTGACGATACATATCGTATTTGGTATTTGCAGCCCATGTATGTTTTTTTACTACTCTACGAATATTTGAAGAATTTATTTTCTTTCCAAATAATGATGTATCTCTATAGTGAGTAAGATATTGTAAATTATCTACTGGATTCGGTGTTGAAGAATTCCAATTTGATGTTCTTCCAAAACCAGTTACCGCTGGATTTGGTAATCCTAAAAATACATAATAAGAATTATTAGAATCTAATACAGAGTCTACAAAATTACTTGCGTTCGTTATTCTAAACTGATCTGTTACTACGGCGGGCATATTAATAGTTTTTTAGATATTTATACAACATTTTATAAGTTAATCAATCTTCTGGTTGAATTGCACCACTTTGTTCAAAAGTATCTGCTCCTCCAGTCCTTTTTATTGTTGGGAATGTGCTCAAACCAGTGGTTGATCCGACAGTAAATCCAGTTACTCCAATAGCTAGATTTGAAGATCTTTTAATATTTCCAATTCGACCAAGAGAGAATTTACCGACTGGTTGAAATTGAGTTCCTGTTGATGTAAGACCTGTGGTATCAGTATCGGATTTAATTAAACATGTAAGTACTCCAACAGAACCAGAGTAAGAAAAACCTGCTATTTCATACACGTTATCTAAGAAAGATTCTCCAAAGGCAATAACATCACTATCAAATCCACTTTGAGAAATTGATGTGACTCCTGTTCCAACACGAGTATCAAAGATGTTAACTGGTCTATCATCAGTTCCATCATCTCTATAAAATACAGGAGCAAAATCATTTAGACTAGGATCTTTATAGAGTTCAAATTTAATTCCTAATTTATTGGAATGTCTAAGATTATTTGAAATAGTTGTTCCAATTCCTGTTATTACACCATAACTGTGTCTAATATTTAAGGAACCACCAGCCTCTGTTGTAAGATTTTCAATAGTAGTGGGGTAGTCTATGGGACTTGATATCAGCACTTTTGGTGCGATAGTATATCCTAGACCAGGATTTGTGATATTTATTGCAGTGACAGTTCCACCAGTACCGATGGTTGCCTCTGCTGTTGCCGTTGTTCCTACACCAACACTAATTGATGGTGGTGCTGATAATTTAACAGTTGGTGCAGAATCGTATCCTGTTCCAGCAATTCCAATTGATATTGATGAAACAGTTCCTGCAATTGATACATTTGCAGTTGCTGATGCATTCACAGAATCAAATTGTTCTTTTAAATTAATTGATAAATTCATTGCCTGATTACTTACATCAGGAGTGGTTAATTCATATTCGAATAATTGTGCATTATCAACAAATAAAACTCTTGCTCCTCCCGAACCAGTTGGAACAATATCACTTATAATTTTTGCCACTGGTGTAATTCTTGGTTCAATGCTTGATCTTTTCTTTGAAACTAATGATTTATTAATAATCTTATCTTCTTTTTGTTTGATAAGATTGAGAGGTCTATCAACACTTTCACTAATTCCATCACCTACATATGCGTTAGTCTCTAATTTTTTAGAGGTGTTTAAACTAAACACTGTTCTTTCATTCTGCTCTACAACTCCTGAACCTTGTGTTATTTGAACTTTGTCTCCCTCCTCTATGATTAATTTTTGTGCAAGATTAACCTTTGAATCTTGTTCAGCAGTTCCTCTGTAGAATAATATTGTAATATCATCTTCTGGTATTGGTGGTTCTACAAAACTAATAATAGTTCCTCCAACAATACTATATGATATTTTTGGTTTTTGAATCACACCATTTACAATAACTAAAAATATGTTTTCAATATCAACATTCTCAAGTAAATTATCACTAGTTTCAACACTAACCAATTGATTATTTAACTGTAGTGGGAAATTAGTTTCAACACCATCTTGTTGCGTTTTAATTGAGTCAATATAATCAAAGTCACCAAATTGCCAGAGTGCAAATGAATCATTAAATACTTCATTAATAGTTAATGTTGATCTCTCAACAAGACTAGGCATGTCTTTTGAAGTAACTAATCCAACAGCCTCTACAACATCACCTTTCTTGTATCCAAACCCTTTATCTATTATTTCATATTCAGATACCTCAAATAAAGTTGATCCGATTCCTGTGACTGGTTTAACGATTGCATTTACTCTTAAACCAGTTCCTGTATCGGTTGTTAAACCAATTCCAAGTCGTGATACTCCTCTAACTGATAGATTGGAATATGATGGTTGAGAAACAAATATCTGCGGATCTTTATAACTTGTCCCAATTCCTACGACTGAGAATATTGCTGTTCCTCCAACACCTGCAGTGGCAGTTACCTGTGCACCAGAACCAACATTGACTCCAACATTCACACTGAATATATCATCAGTAATTTTTGTGACTGCTAAATTTTGTCCTGATGCTGGATCTGTTGGTCTTGGGTAGGGATGAACAGTTCTAAAATCATCCCTTGAACATGTGAAAAATATACTACGATCCTGTAATAAAACAACACCACCAGTTAACCCATGATTTGGAACAGTCAATTGTAATTCACCTGTAACAGGATTGTATACTGCGTTTGTAGGTGTGAGTGACACTCCAGGCATTACAAAAATCGCATCTGTATTTGCAGATACAAAACGATGTTCGTATCCCAAGTCAGTCACTGCAACTCCAATTGGTGAGAGACCGTTATATCCTGATCCAAAAGTTAAATTGGGGAAGAATGGATATAAGTTACCAGAACCTTGATACACATTAGATACTGTGCTTGACCCGATGCTTACACCGAAAACATTTGTAGCAGCTATTGAAACAACTTCATATTCATTACTTCTTATGAAACCACCTGGTAATGGAGGATCAAAAACCATATTATCAATCAAGACAAAATCATTTGAATCTCTAAATTTATGTTCATTAACAGTTGTAAACGTTATGATTCCAGTTACATTATTATATGCAGCAGTTTGAATACCCAAATCAGATCCACTGTAAGCAACTCCAACTATACTTGTAATTTGACCACCAGCGTTAAAGAGAGGTTTAACATTTGCACCCACAAGAGGAGCATATCCTAATCCATTAACTGTGTTTCCAATCGAAATTGGTACACCACCTCTAGGTAGTTCATTTGTATTAATATTATTTGAGGTAAAGGTGGATCCATTACTTGATGTAATTCCTGTAAATGTTAGGGTAGATACTCCAACCGCATTCGTAATGGAAGGGATTATAAATTTTGCGTCTCCTCCACCAGGACGAGTAATTGTAATCTCATCTGAAACTTTGTAACCTGTGCCAACGGTACTAATTCCAACTAAACTTACCACACCATCAGTAACTGTTATATCAACTGTGAGACTTGTTCCACTTCCACCAGTTGTATTAACATTTAATCGTGTCCCGTTGGCAGAACCATCAGATGCAGTATATCCTGATCCAACATTAATGATATTTGCTCCTCCCGCACCACCAGTGGCATTGTCTGTGATTATGTAGTTTTGGTTTGGATTAAATTCAGTTGATGGTGATTGGAATATTCCATTAATAAATAATACTCCACTTCCTCCAGTTGTTCCTAATCCTACTTTATCTGACCCATTAAGTTTTAAAATAAAATCAGATTTATTTCCTGTGAACTGGTTTGATATATCATCATAGATGACATTTGAACTGTAATCGTTTCTTAAATATACTCTTCCATTAAAATTAGAAGTTGCAAAATTTAAATTATTTTCAGTTTTAAGGTTTGCAGGATTTCCTCTGGGAGCTTGAGTGAAGAATATATCTCTACCAGAGATATTATAAGATCCTCTGAATAAGTTAACTGTTGTTCCGTCATTATGTGTGGTTGCCGATGTGCCAACAAAAGACCTTTGAACTTCAACTGAATTGAAGGTTCCTGATGAACCAACGGGACCAAATCCTGTTGTAGCAAATCCAACGTTTACAACTTTCATAAACTCATCATTTATTTTTAAAACATCCTCAGATGAAATTGTAGATATTCCACTCAAATGGATGATGGTTGTTGTTAACCCAACTTGAGACCCTATGTTGCTATCTAAAGTATGTGTTACATCAGCTCTTATTAACGGATATTGAGCTACATCATCTACTGTTATTAAAGTTTTTTCATTTGCCTTTGCCATGTTTAGTTCATGAGCATTTCCTTCACCTAAACTTACAAATGTAACAGCAGTTCCTGCTCTTGTGGTTGATATAAAGAATGAATTGCTTGTAACACTCTTTGCAAAAACTGTAGTTGGTAATTCATCAATTATGGAACCATTTTTAAATTGTATAGGTATGGAACCAATACCGATAAATGTGGATGCTGGTTTGTAAACCAATTCTTCATTTTCTCTGAAGAAATGATTATCTATATTAAATTGACCAGTTGATGATATAAATTTACCTGTTGTATCTGATGGATTAAACACTTTTCCAAAAATTGGTGTTGAATTATTTTTAAGAGTAAATTGTGTTCTATTGATTCGATTTCCAGATATTGAATTGTATGATTGAGTTGAATTATTTTCAGTGATGACACCATAATTTAAATCTTCGGGAGTGTTTTCCGTATCAGTTTTAATATAAAAACAATGATTTAATGATACAACAGTTGAAATTCCAGATAAATTATCTGGATGAAATATAAGTTTATAATTAGATCCTGAAAGTGTTGCTCCAAAAGTTCCTAATCCTGAAGATGGATCATACTCCGTTGCACTATCTTTCGTAACTGATAAAGATCCAGATTGTTGTGCATATGCGTTCATACCATCATGAATAGATAGTACCTCATGAATAGCTTTTGAAGATCCAATACTAACTTCAACGATTGATTTAACTGCGTTGAATAAACTTGAATCTAAGTTGACTAATGTTGATATTCCTATGTTACTCGTAGATACTCCAGAATAAAGTGATGACCTTTCACTACCAGATATTTGTCCAGTTGACGTAAATCTATAAGTTGCATCAGAAACACCAATTGTCCCTATACCTATAATTCTAGTTTTAAGTTTTAAAGTATTCGAACCATTATTTTCAAATCCTAATACTAAATTATTATTAGATATGCTTGATGTAACAATTCCTAACTGATTTAAAGATAAAGCACCACCCTCAGTATTGAAATATGCTTCTGAGAGGAAAGTATTTGTGCCAGAATGAGATATAAAACTTTCAACCAAATTCATTTCATTTGTAATCGTATCAATTACGTGTATTGTTGCATATAAAGACTCAAAATTGTTTGTAGGAACAGAAATTATATTAGTCGTAATCCCAGTTGCACATGTCTGAATACGAGAACTTAAATCTATCGGTCCAATTGAAGATGTTCCAACTCCAACTAAGTTTGTATTAAATTTAGATGAAAATATTTTTAAATCATAATCTCTATCATTTGTCAAATCCAAATCTGTATTGGGTGTAAATCTTAAATTATTATTAATTAAATTAAAATCAACAAAATTATTACTTTCAGAATTGACAAATCCATCTCCTGAATTAATTAAATCTGATTTTTCTACTAAAATATTTTTAGATCCATTACCCAATAAAAGTAAATTTGATAATTGAATTTTATCAAAAATTCCAGAAGTTGCTGTGCTTTTTGTAATTACTATAAGATCATCAAATAATTCAGTTATATTATTAAAATTAATTATATCAATGTGTTTGTTAAAAGTTCCTTGAAAATTTGAAAATCTGTCACTTATATTATCTATTACTAAAACATCATTTGTATTACACTTAATAAAATCAGATAATCTTATATTTTTAAATTGTATAAATCTGGAATTATTACCAACGACATCAACATCTCTTACAAGATCAATATCTTTAACTTCATCCACTCTTTTTTCACTAATCAAATCTACAATTAAATTCACATCAGATGTTGATCCAATTCCCACAGAAGCAGACGATAATACTTCGGTATCAGCAAAATTCTTCATACCACTTGTATGAAGAATATTATTAACTTGTGTTCTTAAAGTTTGCCACTCAATAGGACTTTGAATGGAGTATGACATATTTTGATAGTAATCATTATTAGCAACAACTTGAAAATCTTCATCTAATTTTCCAATATTATCATTCCAATTTAAATTTTTAAGTATAGAAAAATTAGTTTTAAATTTTCCTTCATTTTTAGTTATTTTAGATATTTCACATTGACTTCCAGAGTTTTGTCCAAGTAATTTATCACCTACTTTTAATTCATCTTTTCCAAAAACTTTTAACTTTCCAACATCTACACGACTAATAGTAAAATTACTTGGAATATTGTTTACTATTAACTTTTCTCCAAGATTGAATATTGATTGGTTTTGAGAAACTAAAAAAGATGGATAATCTGATTCATTAATAATAGTTGAAAAGGTTTTTACCTCCGTTACAGCAATTCCTGTATTTGTAGAACCAAATTCAGTTACACTTATTCCAACCTCTGCTTGATTATTTACGTTAGGATCAAATGATACAACATTTAAGAGTTTATATCCATAATCTTTTGAATTAAATCCAGATCCAGAAGATTCATATTTTTCAATACCTTCAATAAACACCTTGTCTCCAACAGAAAATGGATCTATAGGAAATGCAGGAGTAGGTGTAGCTATTCTACACGTAAAAATTCCTGAACCGTTTGATTTTACATCTGTTATTACAATTCCATTAGTATTATTAATTGTTCTCAAAGTTACTGTCTTTGAAGGTAAACCAATTGGGAGTTCAGTGATATTTACAGATAAAATACTATTTTCCAACATCACAGGTTCTAAAAATCCACTTTTTATTTCTTTACCAGTATCAGTATTAACTATAATAATATCAGGTGCTTGAATATAATTTGATCCACCATTAGTAACACTAACAATACCAAGAGTTTCAGTATTAATAATATTAATACTTGGAGAGATAAGACTTTCTGGTTTTAAAGTTTGATCAGAAGAATATTCGAATCCTTCATTTATAATTCTAACACTATTAACATTTCCAATTAAATTTGAAGTTGGTACAACTACCGCATCTTTTCCTAAAGAGTTTTTCTCAATTCCTACAAAATTAGGAAGTTTCTTATAATTTGATCCTCCAGAAACTATTTTAACATTTTCAATTGATCCTTTTGCCGTTTTTGAATTAGTGCTATATTTTAATACATCACACTCACTAGAATTATAAGATAATTTTTCTGGAACAGCATTTAAAAATATTTGAAAATTGTTACTATTTACATTAAAAATATTAAAGGATTTATTGTAAACACTATCAATAAAAGATATTTTGGAATAATTTTTAACTTCTGTATCAGTTGTGCTAATTGTTCCTGTTTTTTCTAAATTGTAATATAATATGTCTGGTGAGGTGTTTCCATAACCAATTGTTAAAGCTGCTCCTACTGATCCATTTGATCCTGATGTGGAAATATTAAATACTGCACTTTCTCCTGATGATACAAAATTATTTTTAAATTCCTGATCATAATAAATTTTAAATTCATATCCAGTCAGGGAAGAATTTGAAAGGTCAAAAACCAAGTTATTATTCTTAACTGATCTTATTTCAGGATTAATTAATGATATAAACTGTGATACTCCACCTGTTGACCCAATACTAGTAATGTTTGGAATATTTTTAAATACGTCAATATTAGTTTCACATAATTTAATATTATTATCATCAATTTTATAAACAAAATAATTTTTATTTTCTAATCCTTCTGGTAAAAGATCTGATTCATATTTTACTTTATCACCAGTTTTTAATCCATGATTTTGAATTGTAATTGTATTAGTAGATATATTAATTGACTCAGAATTAAATCCCACACGATTAATTAATATATTTCCTGTTACAGAGTCTCTAGAAACATTTACCGATGTGGACTGACCAATTCCAGTGGATAAATTAGACTTTAATGATAATGATATCTCATCCTCATTTTGTAACTCATGAGATTCTGTTGTTGTTACTATGGTTTTTATACTTTCAACATTACCTGTAATCTGATCAAAATCTGTTTCAAATTGATATAAATCACTATCGGCACTATTAATATTTCTAAAATAAACTTCATTAAAATTATTTCCAATTCCAGTTTTAATTCCAATTGTATTTGGAGTTTTATTTACAACATATAAGTATTCAGGTGCCGAGGGTAAATTGAATAGTGATGATGCAGTCTCAGTTGATATTGAAATTTGAGGACTAGAATCAGGTTTCGTAAATTTTATTTTTTGGTTAGTTTTGAAAGGATGATTCTCAATGAAAATTTGTTTTACTGGGATATTTCTTTTAATATCTTTTCCTGCAAAAGAGAATGAAACTTCACCTACATCCCCATCATTAACACCTACTCCAATTGATTGTGCTGGATTAAAAAATACTTTTTGATTAACTTTTGAATTAAACTCTGAAATTGATTTACTAATTGTAAATTTATTTGTTAAGTAATTTACAATTGATCCTTTTGGATGCACAGTTCCAAATGAACCTCTTTGAATTGTTAATATATTTAAATTTTTATAGATGTTTAATATTTTTAAAGTTTCAGTTCCGATGGTAATGCTACTACCAACTGAAACTATAGATGGTATGTCTGATACAAATATTTCAGTGGTAAATCCAGCAGATGGTGATGCTGTTATTGTTGATATAGTAGTTGTTGTAAATGTTGTTACTCCAACTTTAAATGAATTATTTAATAATGAAATATCAGATGATATTCCTGATACTTTAACTATATCATTATTCTTAAAATTATGATGTGGATTAGTAAAAATATTAATTTTATTTTCCGACCAAGTAATAACTGAATTATTATTTTTTTCAATTGTAGTATCAATTAATTGTATTGTTTTTCCTAAAACTTTAGATACAGCGGATATAAACCCATCTCCTCCAGTATTTTCACTATCAAATTTTAAAAACTCATTAACTTTATAGTTTGATCCTCCAGATATGATATCTAATCCTGTAACTGAACCAGAAGAGATTGAGTTAATTTCAATTTTTTGATTTTGAATTTCATTTGTTTCAACTATAAAATCATTTTCTGCAAAATCATCTGCGACTTTATATGGAAATGTATTTCGAATTAGATTGTTCGATATAAAATCAAAATTAGTTTGTAAATTATTATTAAAGTTAAAGGAAATTGGTTTTGATCTAAAAGTATTTCCTATAAAATATGGAAATTGTGGTTTATTTTGATCATCTATTGTCGCATGATAAGCATAAACTCCATTTGGAAATTCTTTAGTTACCTCAAATCTACCATTATGTTCATCTAAATCACCACTACCATCATATTTAAAGTCTTCAACAAAGAAACCTTCTTTAAATATAGTTACATCTGGTCTATCTTCAATATTGTTAAAATCTTTAACATATCCAGATTTTAGTCTTGTTTCTAAAGGAGATAATTGTTGAGGATCATTATTACCAAGAGGTCCATATATTGGATTTCCATCATAAGCCCAACCTATTAAATCAGAATCACCCAATAATGAAATAGGATATCCTATGAAAGAATATTTTAATTTATTATCAGATTCTTCTAAGAATTGATATTCGTTTCGTACATTATCACTAGCATCCAGTTTTGATCTATGTTTATTTAATGTTAATGCTCTCACATTTGAATCAAAAAATACATTTTGCCCTGCTGATTTAACATTTATTGATGTGTCTTTAGAATATCCAATTCCCTCATTTACTATTTCTACATCAACAATCTTACCATTTTCTATAATTGGTCTTAATTTAGCACCTGCTCCTAAACCAGTAGGATCTATAACTTCAAGATCTGGTGAGGAGAAATATTCCTGACCAACAAAGTTAATTATTACAGAATCAATTTTTCCATTTATAATAACAGGTTTTATCGATCCTTGTTTACCATTTTTTATAGTTATAATTGGTTTTTTATGATTGTTAATAATTGTTGATCCATAACCTTTTCCTGGTTCATAAAGATAAGCTTGTTTTATAGATCCTCTAACTTTTGGTATTGCATCGATTGTTTGAACTATTGGTGATGTTCCAACACCAACAGAATTAAAGTTCACTATAACTTTTATTTCTGGATAAGCAAAAGATTGGAATCCTGTTCCAGTGGATCCTAGAGATACATTTTTATTTCTTTGAAAATTAGATATAATCGTCCCACCAATACCAGCGTTTGCTAATCTAAATGAATTATTATCATCTTTTAATACATAATAACTTAATGATGTGCTTAACCCACTTATTGTTTGTGGTATATCAGATCCAAGTCCAATTTTGGTTGAATAGTTAATTAAATCACCATGAGAGAATCCATGATTTACGAAATTTATTTTATTATTTGATGTGGATATTCCTGATGGTTTTACATATAAATTACGATTAGTGTAATTCATACCCCCATCAATTACATTTACATCTAAGAGTGTATTTCGAAGACCAACTTTAAATATATGATTTCCCGAAGAATTTCCACTTAATCTTACTGTTCCTATTCCTGATGATAAATCTGAAAGGGACTCATATAATTCTATTGTATTACTACTTAATACTTTAGGATAATATACTGATTGACTAACTAGAGTATTTGTTCCAAATCCAATTATTATCTCTGGATTTAAATTAGAATCATATATTATTGGTTCAGATGTTTTAAAATTATGATTTTTATTAAATACAATTCTAGATGTTGGATTTCCAACTGTAACAGTTGATATTCCTCCACCAGATTTGGTTGATTTTGCATTGAAAAATTCTTCTCTATATCGAGTTCCAATAACTGGTTCAAGTATACATCCAGATCCATTTCCCCCAGTTACACCAATCGAAATAATTTTATCAATATCAAAAGTTTGATTACCAATAAATACATCTTCAATTTTTCCACTGATAACTGGTTGAACTAAGGCATTTTCTCCAATTCCAGGAGAAATAGATATGACTGGAGGATTAATTACATCAAAATTTTCTCCTTCGTTTAAAACACTTACTTCAGTCAAAGGACCGAAAAACATTTTATCTTCAGACTTATAGTTTAATATTTCAACACCATTTTTTAACATTCCAACTTCTCCTATTGGAGTTGGATCATCACTACCATTACTTAAATTTTGAGTTAAAGGAAACTTTTTAACTAATTTTTGTGCTCCTATCTGTCCAGATCTTTGAGAAAATAAAATAAAATTCAGAATACCACTATTTTCACCTCTTGAAAAGGTTATATTTTTTCCATCCGCAATACCAGATGGAGACCCATACAATTTAATACTTTTATCTCCGACTTTATTAATAAAATAAATTCCTGTATCTAAACCAACGAGAGAATTACCATTCGAATACGTATAAAATACTTTATCACCAGTATTGAATGGAACATCAGTGTTAAAAGTTATAGTTGAAAAATCAGTTTCATCACCAGTATCTCCTGAAAGTGAATTAGTATTAGCATTAGGATCAGTTAAATTGAGAGATATTTGATCTACATCAATATTAATTTGTTTTGAAAATTTTGAAGAATTATTGATACCTTTATTAACAAAAGATGGTAAGGAGTTTGATGTCACATATGCATGTTCGGATTCCAGATAAACATTTTGAACATCTGAAATAATTACATCGTTACCAAATTCAATTGGTGCACCAGAACTGTTTGCCTTATTTAATTTTTTTCTTAGTTTATAATCTGTTCCTATACCTAGTTTACTAAAATCCCCACTACCAAGTGTAACATTATTATCATTAATAACTGATACAAACGCATCGCCAGTATCAATAATTTTATTACTATCTCTTTCAACTATCTCTACAAAATCACCTACTTTTAGACTAGATCGGTCAGTTTTACTTGATAAATTAAATGGATCACTAGAGGGATTATCTCCGAGGTCAATAAAATAAGAGGAACTTGTATTATAGATCCAAGAGTTACAGAATATTTGTTTAAATGAATTATCAACAGGAGGATTCTCAACTTTATCACCAATAGATCTTACTGATATCATTTCCCCCTCTTCAACGTCCAAACTACCATCTTGCTCAAATTCTGATAATACACCAGTTAATCTTAAAACAACTTTTTTATCTAAATCACCATCTTCAAAACCAAAATATGTAATGTTTGATCTTATATTTGCAGTTGGTTCAATTGAATCATTAAATGAACCTGCGTTGGTTGCGGTACAACCTAAAAATTGATTAACAGTTTTATCGGTATAATTAATTACATTAGAACCTGATATTAAAGTTCCTGTTACACCAAAACCAATGGTAGAATCAACGGAAATTATATTTGAACCTGCTGATACTGTTTCTAAAGATTTTGTATTTGGTACAATAACAAAATCCCCTGCAATATCTGAGGTTTCATCATATCCAACAAATAAACCAATTTTATAGTAAGTAGTAATTCCACTCAATCCAGATCCACTTCTCTCAAAAGGTTCTATATCAGAGATAGCAGCGTTGATATCTAAATCAAGATCACTTCTGAAAAGAGTTTGTCCAGCTAATCCTTTAAGTAAACTTTGACCTTTAAGTTTTATTGGATTTCCTTCTATTAACTCTGCAACACAAACTCTTCTCCTAACATAATTTGCAGATGATGGTTTTATCAATCTCTCTTCCAAATTTATTAATTTTGGAGTAATACCATATAAAACATTAAAAAGTATTCTAAATGACTCTTCAGTTCCTTTTGTTTGATATAATGATCTTGCTTCACCTATAAATGTACCAACATCTAAGTTTGATTGAAAATCAATTTCTTCTAAACCAGGTAAAAAGGTTGATTTGAACTTTTTATAGAATTCTTTTAAAAATAATGAACTTAAATTTTTAACTGTGGATAAGTTTTGATGTTCTGCTGCAGATGAAGAACTGAATACTAAATCTTCTTTATTTGTATCTGCATGATAACTTGTAATACCACTAAATCCACGTTTACATCCAGTAAAGGAGTTTTTGGTAATTCCTGTATATGTAATTATCTCATCATCAATCTTTAATAAACCATATTGATTTGGAAATCCTTTCGTGCTAGTAACATTAATTATTTTATCACCAATAGTAGTGATACCAACTGTAGTAGAACTATCAACTATGACTTCGGGAGTTAAATTATTAATATTTAAGTATTGATCTAAATTGTCAGAAATATCACTTGGTCCACCTTGATACTCCTGCGAAACATAGTATTGTTTTAAAAAATCAATAGTCGATGGACTTTCATCCCGAATAAAATTCGGAAGTTGATTTGATAACACATCTTGTATCTTAACTTTACTTACAATACCTGTTTCTATCATGTTCTAATTATTTTTCCGTTTGGATAACTTGATGAATAAAAATCTCTAGTAAATTGTACACCAGAAACTTCATCTCCCGATGAAATAACATCTCTAACCATATTTATTGTACTATTCGACACATCCAATGAAATATATAAATCTTTCAAACCAACAATGTCGTTTGATCTTGGAAATGCTTGCACTTCAATTATATTATTTGGTTTAGTTGTTGATAAAAAATTAATAGTTGATAAATTTACCTCCCCCTTTTCATAATCAATAGATCCTGCCGATGAATCAATAACTCGAATTGTATTATCATCCAATAATTTAATTATTCTTATAATTCCCGTTTTTAAATCTGAATTTGGAATATCAGTTAAGTATAATGTTCCCGAATACCCAGAAATAGTAAATCCAGTTGTTTTTATGTTATATCCGTTTGGATTAACATAGAATTTATTTCCAAAACAAAGTTCATACTGTGCAAATTGATTCGCAGATATTTGTAAATTTCTACGCATTCTAATTTTAGTGATATTTGACGTAATTGCATTATTAGTGTCATCTATAACTTTAAGTAATTTACTATATTTCAATCTTCCACCAAATTTATTCAAATTTATTGATTTTGAATAGGTTGTTAATGAATTTACAACATCAGTTTTTAATGAATTTGCGGTTGAGACACGAGAATCATTATAATAAACATTTGAGTCAAGTTCAACATATAATAACTTTAAATCTATGATTTTTTGATTAATACCTGATATCGAGTACTGTTTTAATTTAGATAAAATTTGATTTTTTGAAAAATCAGATACTAAATCACCATTTTTGGGTTTTATACTAATCGCAACTGTTCCAAACTCTGGAGGATCAAGTTCTTCACCACCAATCACCGAAACCGACTCAGTATTTGGATAAATTTTCTTGATTATTGCTTCATAATCTCTTGCAGTAACAGCTCTGTTCTGTGATGAGTATAAAAGAGGTGAAAAATACTTAATAGAATCTATAGATTCGATATTTCCACCATTTTGAGACTTTACAACTGATTCAGAAGGAATAATTGGTGTTGATTCCAAATTAACTGCATTTTTATTCGTATCTGTTATTCTTCCAGAGAAAGTAAATCTCTGAGCACCGTTACCATCCTCTCCATCTGTTGTAATATACTTAACTGTAATAATATTTCCATCTAAACCTGGTTCCTCTCCCAATTTTTTACCAAAAAATCCATCTCCAAACTTTAATTCATACTTTTCGTCTTGAATTTCCTTTATTAAGAAAATTTTTGAGTTTGAATCGATAGTAATAATATCATTTACTAAGGAATATTGTATACCATCACCACTATCAGTGCTATTTTTAACATAAACTGCAATTTTAGATGTATCAATGAAAGAATTATCTAAAATAAACCGTTGATCGAGAGATCCATCATATGTAAATTGTTTTTCGAGATAAGTTCCTTGATAAACGTTAATATTTTCAAACTTTGCGATTCCATCAACGACATTTGCACTTATTTTTTCTGTAATTGCAAAGGTATATGTCTCATTATCAATGTCCCCAGTGCAAACTATACCTGGTTGTAGGTCAACTGTGCTTACATTGCTTGTAATTTTAGCATTAAATGATATTTGTGCGTTTGCTGCCGTTCGAGACCGTGGTGTATATCCAACATTACCTGCTAATGACACTACATTTTCTCTCAAAGTGGCAGAATCAAGAAAAGATTCATTCACAATCATGTTTGAGTTGAATGCAGTGATATATGTGTTGTATGCAAGAGTATCAATTAAGACAGAAAAGTTCGAACCATCAAAATCAAAGTCCGTAAAGTTGGAATTTGCTCTTAAATAATCCTTAATTGATGTTTTTATCTGATCGAAATCAAGATTTGTGAAATTTGAGAAAGGCATTTACCTTGTTGCCTCTAATATAAATGAATATTCCTGAGTTGGGAACTCTTGACCAACAATATCATAAATTACGGTGACTTCAAACTGATTTAAATCAGGTTGTGGGTCAACTTCAACCCTTACATTATCAACTCTTAACTCAAAATTTGCAATCGAAGACTCAATTTGACTCTGTATAATGTTTGCCGTACCAAAATCAACAAAATCAAACAAACTTTTGTATACATCAGACCCAAAATCAGGATTAAAAAATTTTTCAGTCGGTATTGTCTCTACAATATTGCGTACAGACCGACTAATTGCCCTTTCATTTTTGAGAATGGGTAGATCTTTTGTGACTGGGTGGGGTAAAAACGACAAACTTATGTCTTTAAACGCTCTTGATACCCTTTTGATTGCCATGAACCAAGTTTTATATTTATTTATACCCTTTTTTTAACAAAATTATCCGAGTTCTGGTTCAATATTGATATCTACAGTCCCAGTTGCCGTATTTCCGACTTCAGTTTCAGTATTAACAGACCTTTCTTTGGCAGTTTTCCAAAAATAATTCTCTTCTGAACCTAATCCATCACGATCATGACCATTCTCCACCTGATAATACACGGTTGACACTTTAAAATCAGGAATCTTAGGTGTCTCAGGAGTGATACTGTTATCATAAATTCTCATTCTGTTGTTTGGATAGAGACAAAACTGCCCATTGTCCAATTCAAGGAGGTTATGAGACTTGTGTTCGGCAGGTTGTTCACTGGTTGAGTAATCAATTGCGTCTACATCCGAATGATAATTGTCGAGAGTACATATGTACGTGCCCGTCTGATTGCCATAATCTCTTGTATAGACTTCATAGTGCATACTTCCGATAAACTGCTTCTGAACGGCAACCACACCATAGTCCATACAGTTCCAAAACTGTAGATTATGCAGTGTCATATCAGGATCGGGTATTTCTGGAGACGAGAGAAACGCAGAAATTGGCAACTTATCAAACATGGCCGCATACTCAGGTAGATAAGTCTCAAAATAAAAGGCACGACCAGGTATACTTTTTGCAGATACCCAGACTCCCTTCACAAATTCACCATGACCACTCTTGTGATCGGTTAAGTATTCTTTTCGTACCCATACCTCATAGGAGGGTAGATTCGTAATTAATGTACTCATTCTTCATATTCTTTTTGTATTTCAGTTGTTAAATCGAGAGGGTTTGGAAGTTTGCCATCATAAAAATCTTGGGCAAGATCTTCCATTAAATCAAAGTACTCCTCCTCTGTTAGATTCTTACCAAGAATCTTCTGTCCTCGACGAACCCTATATAACTCTTGTCTTTTCATGTCCGACACGAATTCTTGGATCACACCAAATTTCAAATCCTGCCTCTTTTGCATCGAGACAAAACGAGACATCTTCGCCGCACATATCTTGTACTTCACCAGACTCAAACACCTGCATCTTTGGAGCAAACCATGGATAAGGTAGTCCTTCGTGTTCAAATACTCCTTTCTGAATGAGTAACCATCCGAAACCTGTATAATCAACGGTGAAAGGTTTGCGTCGTTTTGATATACTTTCGATTGTTTCGTGATTCATCACACCACCATTGGTTCGAAAATCGTCTTCCTCCAACCAATGTGCCACCGATGTGGTTCTACCATCTTCGGTACAATACCATCCTGCGACAATTTCTCTTTGCTTTTCTCCTTCTGGATTTGCATCCAAAAATAACTGAAAGAACTTCTCTGAATTAAAAACAATATCAGAGTCAATCCAAAGTTGATAATCATATTCCAATTTTCCATCCCATGGAATCTGATCTGGTCCTCGAAGTACGTTTGCACCAAGACACTTACAACGGGCAAAGTTAACCATTGATGAATAATCTTGTGAAATTTGAATACTTGCACCACACTGTACAAGATCAAAACATAGTTGTACGAAATTTTTTAAGTATACGTATGATACTCCTCGACCTGGTAAACAAAAAACTATTTTTTTACCTTTAATTAATTCCTTTGCTCTCTCATAATCCCATTCGGGTTTTTTCTGAGCAGTGGGTTTCTTTGCTTTTACTGTAAATCCTTTTGCCATAATAGATTGATATCAATTCAATTCTAACTTATATAGAACGTTTTGTCAATAAGAAGATTCATATATTGTAGAGTCTTCCACACTCATTTCATGTACCTCTGTATATGTAATTTCTTCTCTCCAGTATGATGTATATAACTTATTCCATATTATTGTAAATTCTTCAAGTGTTAGGTTCTTAAACAGGCATTTATCATTGAGGTAAATGTGGTAACTTTTAGTCATCCTTCTTGAGTGTGAGGTAGATTCCATCGACTTCTAGATTCCATTTTAGCACAATATCCTCATACCAGTCAAGTTCGTTTACAACTTCCTCTGGAATTGTCATATGATATCGGTCAGTTACTGGATCGATCTCTACAGTTGAATAAATTTCGTCAAAATTTTTTTTCATTTCATGAAAACCTAGTCGTCGTTTTTATATATGCGAAAATTTTTTTTAAGACGTGTAATTTATATCTGCCTT